CTGTAATTCGCTTTTAAATTAATTCTATCTATTTTAATTTTTGTGACTTCTTTTGAATAGTTTGACTGAGAAAAACTAGTCATTGCATTTACCAATAAGAGTATTAAAAAAATAATTTTCATAGTTTTAGTTTTTATCAATTCAAGCACAACTCTCAGTTATTAAAAAACTACAACCATTTCATTTATTAATAATAAAAACTAAAAGTCATGACAATGAACCGATATATATATATCTATTAATTCAAATACATACAAAAAGTAACAAAACATTAAACTCTTTAAACAAATAGTGTAATATCAAATGAATAAAGCGAAAGAATTAGTTGCTCACTTCCTTACTCCTATTTCATTAACTAGAGTAACAGAACTGGAGTTTGATTTGTACTGACTTTAGGTTAATTAACCCCATTAGACCTACTACCCCCTAAATAACAAAAAGAACAATAAAAAAAAGAGTAAAAAAGAAAAAAAGGCGTGAAGACCCACGCCCACACAAAGAAGTTCACAAAAAAGGGAAAACGCACTACTTTAAACGAAATGCGCAAAAACTACCACTTAGTATCATTTTGGTATCATTAAACTACCATTATAAATAGCTTTAATTACCGTTTACTACCACTTAAAACATACAAACGGTAGTGATACACCCCAAACTACCATTAAACAACAGAAAACGCCCCAAATAAAGGGCGTTTTTTTTATGTTTAATTGTAAATAAAGCTATCGTACCATCATTTAAAAATAAGATTAACCAAATTACAATCCTAACGACTTTTTAACTTTGGGTTGTAAGTTGGGTAGTAAGTTGGGTGGTAAAAAACGTATCACAGAATGACGGTAAAATAATACTAAATACCCTAAAAAGCATAAAAAAGACATAAAAAACAACGGTTACAGGGGGCTAATTCCACATTAAAACAATTTAATAAGTAGTTAAAGTACTGATTATTAACTATTAATGTGTTTTGTGGTGAAAATAATCCTACACATCATTAATAAAGTAGTGATTTACCATATAGAATTCATACGAATTGATGCTTTTATCATAGATATGGCTCTAATTTTGTCCAGTTTTATATCTTTTGGTTGATGGTGTCTGTTTTCAGACACTAATTTTACATACTGTTCTCCTTTTTCAGATTTCTGAATATATTTAACAGTGACAAATTCTTCACCTGACACTTCCACGGATACTAAATACATTTCACCCCAAAATATTTCGGTATACTTATCATGTATAATCTTATAGGCTATAATATCTCCACTTTTTAGTAAAGGATACATACTATCTCCATTCACAAAAACAGCTCCGTCACATTTTGGAACTCTTGGAATACTAATGTATTCTTCTGTAGTTAATTCTTTAGCGTTTTCAAACAAAGGAATTAAACCTGCTGATGCTTCTAAATCATAAAGAGGTATTCTTTGTTGAGATATAATATTATCAGATCGTAAAGAGAACGTATTTTCAGCAACGCTGGTAGCGTTCGGTTTAATACCAGTGACTATCCAATCAATAGAAGAATTAAAAATAGAAGATAGTTCTATTAATTGAGGTATAGTTGGTTTCAATATATCTTTTTCAATCTTGCTATACGAGCTTGGATCAATAGATATTAGCTCAGAAACTTCTCTTTGTTTAATTTTTCTTTCAACTCGTAACTCTTTAATTCTTAAACCTATACTCATAATTAATACATTTTAAATAGAATTATGTTCTATTTTATTTGGATAAAAGGAAATAACTTCCATATATTTGTAACCGCAAACGAAACAACATATACAAATGAACAAATCTACAATAAAAAGAAATAAGTTCAACGAGTTAGTGATAAATAGACTCCAAAAAAAATGGGGAGTAACTAAACACTATATCCGTATGGCACTCCGTGGAGATCGCACAAGTGAAACTTGTGAAGAGATTGTAAAAGATTACAAGCGATTAGTTAAGGAAGTAGAAAATGCATTAAACAAATAAAACACAATTCAATGTTTGAATATTACAATAACATATTATGCATCCAAGCATCATACTTATATAACAAAAAGTTATATGATGAAATTGTAGTGGCTAAACAAAACTTAAAAAAAGCATCAGCTTTAAATGATGAACAACAAATTGACATTTACACTCATGAAGTGACAGTAGCAAGGTATTGGTATAAAAAAGATGCAGAAACTTTCCTTGTAAGGGATACTTATTATAACAGACTGAAATCAAACAAGATTAATAAGTTAACATGTGGTGGTAATGGTAGAACGGCATTAATTGAATGGGATAGTTTATCAATTAAATTACAAGCTAAGATTACTCATCAAATTGGATATGATCCTGTTAAACAAACTAAAAACAAAACGTTTGCAGATTACATTATTCAGGATTCAAAAGCTATTGAGTTTTTTAATGACTACACAAAATCAGATGGTGAAAAATTAACACCAAAGGCAGTAGATAAATACGTTAACCGTGCAAACATTTTTAACGCTATTACAGCATTATTGGCCGAGCGTGAAAGTAAACGATCTGCACATGGTAAAAGTTTAGCTGTACTTTGGAAAAACATTAGTAAAACAATTACAGAATTACCTGAAAAAGTAGCTCCATATAAATTCCCAAAAGACAGAAGGCTACGTTCTGCTTATGAAAAATTTGTAAAAGAAAGCTATATAGGACTAATTCATGGCGGTACAGAAAATGACAACTCATTAAAAATTAAAGGTGAAATAGCAGACTGGTGGTTAGCCATGTATTGTTTACCAATTAAAATGAAGGTGCCACAAATAATGGTTAAGTATAATTCAATTTACGAATCTAAAGAATGGTCTCCATTAACAGAAGGTGCAGTAAACGGTTGGCTTAACTTACCTGAAGTAAAACGTAAATGGGTATTAGCTAGACATGGTAAAGAAGAGTATAAACGCCAATTTGGACATTACATTAAACGTGATCGTGATAACTGGTATCCAAATTCATATTGGGCAATTGACGGTTCTAAATTGGATTGGTTACACTTTCAAGATAAAACTGAAACGAACAGAACAGGACTTGCTGCTAAGCTTAAAATTAATCCTGTTATAGATGTTTACTCTGAAAAAATAATTGGTTGGTCTTATTCAGAAACTGAAAGCCACGTAGATCATTTCAAAGCGGTTAAAATGGCTGTTAACAATTCTGGAGCACGTCCTTATTTATTTACTTATGATAATCAATCAGGACATAAGAGTAGTAAAATGCAAGAGTTGTATTCTAAGTTGATTGCTCGTAAAGGTGGAGTTCATTATCCAAATAAAGCATACGCACATAATAGTCCAGTTGAAGATATTTTTAGAAGGCTACAACAACAGGTGTTAAATATCATGTGGTGGTCAGACAAACAAAGTCCAACAGTTAGAACAATGGACAATAAGCCAAACCTTGAATTTATAAAGGAATTTAAACACCTATTAAAATCAAAAGAAGACCTATTAAAAGCATTTGAGGTATGTGTGGAACTTTGGAACAATGCAAAACACCCAAGATATAACAAATCAAGAAATGAAGTTTATATGGAGGAAGCTCCAATGAGTGAAAGTATTTCATTTATAGACCAAGTTGATATGTTTTGGATTTACAATAACAAGCCAAACACATATAAACGTGGAGGAGTTACTGTTAAAGTTGATAAAGTTAAATACGAGTATGAGGTTTTAGATAGTGAAGACAGAATCGATATTGAATTTAGAAGAAAGTATGTTGGTCAAAAGTTCTATGTGAAATATGACCCTGAATTCATGAATGATTTTATTCAGCTGTATAAAATTGAAGGTGATCAAAAAGTATTTGTTGCCAACGCTCAACCAAAAAGAAAACACGAAAGTATTCCAGTATTAATGAAAGAGGGTGACAAAGAAGCTTGGAAACAAGATTATGACATTGCCGAAATGGAATTACAACGGGACTTAAAAGACATTGAAGATTTAAGACGAAGAACAGGTATTACTCCAGAGACATTAATTGAAGAGCAGGAACTGATGATAAAGTTTGGCGGAACATTGCCGAAAACAGAACGATTAAACGCAGAATCAAACCATTTACACGGATTTTAATAGTAACAGAATATGAATAATCAAGAGAAACAAGTAATTGTACGAGAGTTAGAAAGGTTAGTACAGTTTTCAAGTCAAAACAAAGTAGCTACAAGACTAAGAATATCAACAGCTACAATTAGCCAAATGATAAACAACAATTGGGACTTAATCAATGATTCAATGTGGCGTAGAACTAAGGTTAACATGAAGCTTGATTTGAATTGGAGAATTGTTCCAACTGAAAACTATAAAAAGTTCATGAGTGTTTTACAGACTACTCAACAAAGAGGATTTTCAATAGCTATTTCAGAAACTGCAGGTTTAGGTAAGTCAGAAGCCTTCAAGCAATATACAAAATCGTATAAAAATGTGATTCACATTGAATGTAGTAAACGTTGGAAGAAAAAAACCTTTGTTAAACATTTATGTATTACTGCAGGTTTAGATTCTAACGGAACAGAAGAACAAATGATTGAACGTTTTTTAGATCATACCAAAGGTTTACAATCACCATTAATCATATTGGACCAGGTTAACATGTTAAAAAATTCTGCATTCGATTTATTTGTGGACATGTATAACGACATGTTTGGACATTGCGCTTTTGTGTTAAGTGGAGTTAAGGCTTTAAAGAAAATCATTTTAAGTGGATTCCAAAACCAAAAAGATGGTTATGAGGAGTTATGGAGTAGAATTGGTCGAAAGTTTTATGAAGGTTTACATATCACAAGTAAAAAAGATGTGATGCTAATTTGTAAAGGTAACGGTGTAACAGATGAAGAAACAATATCATTCATTTTCAATACATGTGAAGGCGACTTAAGATCAGTTAGAAGACAAGTAGAAAAAGCACAATTATTATCAGCATAAAACACCATTTAAACCCTATTAAAATAATGTCAAAATTACCAAGAGCAATATCTTCTGATCAGTTAATTAGAACAAAATTCCAAACCATGCCATTTGAAGGTAAGTGGAAAGCTTCTTTTGGACTACCACAACTTGGAGGGACTTGGTTGGTATATGGAAACTCAGCAAATGGTAAAACTTCACTTTGTATGCAAATAGCGAAATATGTTACAACGTTTACAAAAGTGCTTTACAATTCATTTGAGGAAGGTGTGAGTCTATCATTTCAAAACACAATAGTTAGAAACAAAATGACTGAAGTAACTAAGGGTCACTTTAGCATATTACCCGGAGAAGATTTTGAAATACTAATGAAACGCTTAAAAGCAAGAAAATCAGCAAGTATCATATTCATAGATTCAATTCAACATTCATTTTTAACTAAAGCTCAATACAGATTAATGAAAGCAACGTTTCCAAACAAGCTTTTTATTTACATAAGCCATGCAAGAGGTAAAAAACCGAAAGGAGAAATTGCCGATTTCATTTATTATGATGCTGATCTAAAAATAAGAGCAGAAGGATTCAGAGCATTTGTAGACGGTAGACTAAATGAAGCTGATGGAAATTACTTTGATATCTACCCAGAAAAGTCCAAACTGTATTGGCAAGAAATAGCATAAAAAAAATGAAAAGAAAGAACAAAAAAACCAATCAAAATTTAATAACCAATTTAACCTGTACTTATGAAACATCAAACCTTAAACAAACCGAGAATTCAAGTAGTGAGAGAAAAGTACGCACACAATCGAGCTTTTATCCAAAAGGTCGCCAAGCTTAACGAAATTGAATACAATACACTGCTGTTGGAGACTGGTTGGATGTTTTTAGAAGATAAGTTTCCTGCAGGTGAAATGTATAATAAGTATTTCAGAGCATACGCAGATCAAAGACCGTTTTGGTTATGGTTTAGACATGAATGGAAACAATGGGAAAACGACTTAACGAATTTTATAACAGAAAATGAGGTTCGGGTAGACGAAAAGTTTTGGAAAGAGGAGATGCAACAAATGGCATTAGACAGATCCATTGAAATCAGTTTTTACAATAATTACTTAAAACTACAAACCCATGTCATATAAGTCAGAAGAACCAATTAATTACAAACAAAGTTTATTGATGAGAAGGTATCTAATCAGAAAACAAATCAAAGAATTAGAAAGGATAGTCTATAAGGCAGGAGCTGTGATGGATGATGACTGGTTTAAAAAGCACAAACAGCTTTGTTTTTTCAATATCGATTATGAAACGGTAAAAAGTAGACTTAAAAACCTCAATAATTTTAAAGGAGGTATTGCAGTAATAGAATTAGATAATAACAATCATAAATAAATAGTAAAATGAGTGAATCAAAGAAAGAAGAGTACACGGAAGATCAGTTGGTGAAAATGTTAGCTGACAAAAGAAAAGCAGCAGAAGCTGAAACTCAAAAGAAGAAAAGAGTCTATGAAAAGAAAAAGGATATTTTCGTACAGGATGTAGCGCAGCACTTTATTCGATTAGCTGAAAACTTAAAAGAAACTAAGGATAGAATAACTGAGAAAGGAACTAACCTTCATAAAGAAATGTATGAGATTTATGGAAAGGAAGAAAAAAATCAAAATTCATTTTCAATTGAATCTGCAGACGGAAAGTTTAAAGTAGTTATTGAAAATCAAGAACGTCAATCATTTAATGAACATGCTGAAGTTCATATTAACACAATCAAAGAGATTCTAAGAAACAAGTTCGAATCAAGAAATAAATCAATGTATAACATCATTGATTCTATTCTAATGAAAAACCGTACTGGAGAATATGATGAACGATTAGTGGCCAAGTTAAACAAACATAGAGAGAGTATCAACAACAAGGATTTTGATGCAGCATTAGACGCTTTAGCTAACTGTTATGTAACGTTTGACAGTAGTACTTATGTACGTGCTTACCAAAAAGACAAAACAGGTAAATGGGAAAGTATTAACATTCAATTTTCATCAATAAAATAATATAAACAAATAAAAAACAGCAGCATGAATACATGGCATACAGTAAAAGTGAAATACACTAAGCAGTTTCCTGATGGAACATTAAAACGTGTAACAGAACCGTATTTAGTAAACTCAATTACGTTTATAGATGCAGAAAAAAGAATACATCAAGAGGTTGGTGAATTTACAAGAGGTGAGTTTTTAGTAACCTCCATTACTAAAACTGATTTTGCAGACATATTTCATTATGATGATTCAGATGTTTGGTACAAAGCAAAAGTATCTTATGTGATTGGAGATACAGATACTGGAAAAGAAAAGAAAGTTTCAAACGACTTTTTAATTTCAGCTCACAATGTTGGACAAGCTTATGACCGAATGCATGAAAGTTTAAAGGGTTTACAGGTTGGATTCGATATTCCTTCAATAGTTGTAACTCCAATTTTAGAAATATTCCCTTATGAAACTCCAGAAGGTGAAGAACTAACTGAAGTAGATAGTTAAATAAAACAAACGGTGGTAATTCAATTGGCAGATCATAGGTGTACATAAATAATAAGCCTACGGATACAGGTTCGAGTCCTGTCCACCGTTCAAACATCAAAAAAATAAAACAATGTTCGGATTTAAGAAAAAAGAGAAATCAAGATTAACAAGAATTGGAAAGTTTCTAGGTATAGAAAGAACTAAGTTTAAGTTCCTTGTGAAATGTACTATTAGATTAAATAATCAAAGTTCTAATCGTGTTGAAGTAACAACTACTGCTTACAATAAGAGACAAGCAATCGCTAGAGTTCAAAAAGAATTAACAGTTAAGGTTGATAAAGCATTTAAAATTAAAAACAAGTAGGCTATGGAATTTAAAGATCAAAGTGAGCGAGTTATTAAAGATGGTGATGCTTTATTATTCTCGGTTGAAGATTCATTAGAACCTTCAGGTTATGGAAGATTTGTCACTGATGTAAAATTATGTTGTTGGTGTGCTAATGAGAAAAGATATATACCATTATCAGAGCATACTACAGAAAACGGATTAACTGGAGTCGACATTATTCAGGACCATACTCACCCTAATACTAAGAACAACAATGACTGATTTTAAACAATATTTTGCAATAGAAAAGCAATTAAAAAAACAAGGTAATCATTTAACCAGGGCAGAAATGATTGAGGAATTTACTTCAGGTAAAAAAAACAGTTTAAAAGATCTGTCTGCAGGTGAATATAAGCACTTAATTATTCAGTTAAACAGAACTTTAGGAATGACTAAAGCAAACCCTGATAACGGCTGGATGAATAGCCCTGAAAACAAAATGCGTAGAAAGGTTTGGAGTTTATTTGTTCGTAAAATGGAATATTCTGAAGAGGGTTATAAAACATGGCTTTTAACTCATGGTAAATTTCACAAGCCAATTAATGAGTATTCCAGACCTGAATTAACTCAGTTAGTTACTCAAGCAGAAAAAGTTTATGCATCATATTTAGAGGAGGTTAATAAATAGAAACATGATTACAATATATAAAAACAATAACGTAGGAGTAATGTATAGAAATGGAAAGCTGTATGAGCAGTTCCTTTATACTGGAGCAGACAGAATTTCGTTTGACGCTATTAAACATGACATTGAATTTTACGAATCCGATTTAGATCTAAATAAATGGCAAAATGATGATTAAATATCTATTAACATTCACAACGGTAAAAACTAAGTGTACTATTACTTATTCAAATGGTCAATTTAAAAAATTAGAATATAACTCAGGAGGGATGAAAGCTGACTTGTGGAGTTATTTAAGTAAGATTATTCCATTTGAAGAGCACCACATTAAACTTGTTACTGACAAGTTAGGAGAGAAACTAAAATTCGAAAAAATTGAACCTAAGAAAAAAAGCGATTTTACACTATATCTAGATGTTTATTTCCATTGGTTTGAATCCAAGTACAAACTAAAACCTAAATGGACTGAGGTAGAAGGGAAGGCATTAAAAAAAGTGATTGCATACCTTCAAGAACAATCCACTACAAATGATGAAGCTTTGATTGTTTGGCAACAAATATTTACAAATTGGGACCAGCTGGAGACATTCTACCAAGGGCAGAACCAACTAAAACAAATCAACAGCAATTTAACCACTATTTTAATACAACTTAAAGATGGAACTACAGCAAACAAAAATAGAACCCATTCTCAGCGTATGCAAAATGCAGACAGTATCGTTGATGAACGCTTTGGCTAAATCTGATGAAACTGAATTAATAATATTTGAAAGTGATTTATCAATTGAAAAGGCGTTTACAGGAACTTATTTAAGAGTACTTCAAAAAACTGATAAGCGTTCTACTATTAAAACTCTAGTGTATATCATCAGTAGAATGAATGATTCATATAATATGAATTTGAAACTAAACGATAATCAAACACTACAATTGGCAGTTGATCTATTAGATGTATTTAGGAATGAATCTATTGAAGATATAATACTAATGTTTAAGTATGCAAGGCAGGGTAAAATTGGAGGTAAAATTTTTAAATTAGATAGTCAAACTATTTTTAACTCATGGGTTCCTTCTTATTTAGAATTAAAAGCAATTGAACGTGAACGTAGAATTGCACAAAACAAATTAGAACAACATAAAATTGAAAGAGATAATAAGAATGAGGAAAACGTTCCTTACCATCCTAGAGTAGTTAAAGAGTTTTCTAAACTTCAAAAAAAAATTCAAAAAAAACGTACGGAAAAACGAAAAATCATAGGACATCACATGACAAGTATAGATGCTTTCGTTGAACATTTACCTGAAACATGTAAATACCTAACAGACGAACAGCTTCAAAAAGAAATTAAAAAAGCAGAATATCAAAAAATGACTGCAGCAGTTAATATTTATATGACTGAAGTGAAAATTAGAATTGAAGAAAAACAAAAACAAGCAACCAAACCCAATGAACAAAAGAAATAAAAGACTGCTAAAACGTAATGAAAAGATTGTTAGTCGTTTTGTGAAGCTAAGTGATAAAAAGTATAAGGGAGAGAAGTTATACGCTAAAAAAGCAGTTTTAGTAATGCTGAGTACAGAGTTTCATTTAAGTGAACGAACTATTGATGATATAGTTTTTAATAGAATTAAATATAAACAAAATACAGAATTATGATATTAGCATTTAAAAAAGAGTTTGTTCCAAAAATATTAGAAGGATCTAAAATACATACTATTAGAGAAGATAAACCTAATAGATGGAAGGTAGGTAATAAAATACATTTTGCTACTGGTGTAAGAACTAAAAACTATAATCAATTCAAAGAGGGAGAATGTATATCGGTTCAAGACTTTGAAGTTAAATATACTAAATTTAAAGATCATACATATGTATCTATCTACGTTGACGAAAGAGTAATTGCAAGTGCTTCACTAGTAAACTGTGTTGTTGGTGGGACAAGTGGTTTTATGAAAGTTTTAGCTAGAGATGATGGTTTCAAAGATGTAAATGAATTTTTAGAGTGGTTCTCTGATGATTTTAAAGGGAAATTAATTCATTGGACAGATAAAAAATATTAAGTACTCTCCGATTAATAACCGTCACACTATTCAATTCGGCAGAAGTAAGAAACCCAGTCATTAGTTTGATTGGGTTTTTTTATGGAATGAAAATTGTAGTTTTGCACATACGATTTAACAAAACGTATATACGAATTTGCATAAATAATTACATTATTTATTATATTTGTTGTAACTTAGAAGGGTAAATCGTTATATTTGTAACCTTATAAATTAATAATTATGACAAAAATACTTAAAAGCATCAGAGAGATCATGTGTGACTTTGATGAGGTTTTTGTAAAAAAAACCGATTATTTAATTGATAATGAATTGAAAAGTTTTTACAAAAACGAAGTCGAAACATTACATTTTGAACCAATGTCTGAAGATAAAAAAAGTATTAAATCTGATTTTTCACACGTTTCATCAGATTTGAATACTTCATTGAAAGAGTATAAAATTAGAATGCAATACTAGAATGGCTAAAGCAAGAAAATCTGTAAAACAAACTCAACTATTAAACAAAGGTAAGGATGCTGTTCAAATGGAACATCATGAGGTGTTTGATGATAATTTATTACCTGATGCTGAAGAATTAGCAAAGCTTAAAGTTTTAGATGATGACATTATAAATTGGTTGAAAGCAAGAGCTGAACAAGAACAAGCTGCAAGAATCAGATTTAATGATTCAAAAACTGATATAGTAAAGAAAGGTCAAAAGAATTTATTCAGGACTGATTTATTATCATTGTTTTTTGGATTTATCATCATGTTAACAGGTATGTTTTCTACATTGTTTTTATTCTACTATGATAAAGATGTTATAGGGAGTTTATTTGGTGCAGGAACACTTGTAATTGCTGTTAAGGCTTTTTTAGGGTTTAATCGATTTAAAATTCAAAAGTCAAATAAATAGGAATCAACAACGAAAATAGTAAAAGCCTATCATTAAGTTGATAGGCTTTTTTGTTTAATTTTGAAATATGGCAGAATTCAGCGCAGAATACTTAGAATTAAACGAAATAATTACAACACCGGACTTTTCATTTAAAGAAGAATTTAAACTCTTAAAAGAAGGTGAAACCAAACCCTTAATATGTGAAGGGTTTGGAACTAAGGCAATACATAAATCTAATGGTGTTAATTATGTTTTACTGATGAATGACCAGGAAACAACTTTACACTTACTGCTGTCCAATAATTAAACTAATAGGAGTAACTGCTGTTTGAACTGGAGCCGTAGTACAATCATAAATTGTTGTTGAATATGTTAATTTAACCACTTTTAATTGATCGTATTCAGTTATTAATTCGCTTTCGGTTCTAGTTAATCGAGTACTTAATTGATTAGATCCTTCAAGTAAAATAGATTGATGCATTAACTTATGTAATTCATTAGCTAAAAGCAATGCAAGTTCTGGACTGTCTCCAATATCAAACCTTACCAAGTGCAGCGTTATTTCAATGTTTGCAGTTTGTAATCCATTACCTGCAGTATTCCAATTTGCAGGAGAGGAAAACTCAATATATACTGCAGGTAATGTTACGGCCTTTAAATCCTTAAATCTGTCGTATTGGTTATTATACCAGTCAATTGTTTTAATAGTGTTTAAATCTTGATTAATTAGTGTTTTAACAGCGTTGTAATAGTTAATGTACATTATAAATATATTTTAAGTTTTTCTTTTAGTATTTTAATAATTTTTCTTTCCAATATAACACTTCTGCCTATGAATTGACGTTGGGGCATTGTAGCTGAAGCTTTACCAAATACTTTAATTTTACCACCTTCATTATGAATTTTGGCGTAATCTTTATTTGAAAAGATTCGAATGCGGTTAGCTTCAATTTTATATTGAATACTATTCTCCAGTCCACTCTTCTTACTACTTAATATTTGTCTTTTTCTAGCCGTTGGACTGTAATTTGTTATTGGGTTTGATTTTCGTGGTTTGTACTTTTTCTTTGACCCATTTCGGCTTGGATGTTTGGCAGGTTTTTTAGTTCGAGCTTCATATTCAAACCCAAGCCAACTACTATTAGTATCTCTACGTTTAACATTTTTCCACTTTTTGCCATCAAAACTTTGATTATCAAAATTATCTGTATAATGATCAACAGCAGTTTTAGCAATAACAATTCTAGCATCCTTTTTTAAGAATTTCTCTAATCCTTTAAGTTGTTTTGTAATTTCACTAAAGTCTGCCATATTGTTATTTAATATAATTGTTGTACCTTTGTGTCGGACAGTAGGGTTATTGTGTATGCAGTCCAGGTCTTCTATTTAGGGTTGAGAAGTAAAACCAACCCTTTTTTTTATGCCTTATTTTTTGTGATAATCATAAACTTTACCGTCTTTAATAATGTAGATATCTTTGAACTCATTAGCGTATCTCGATACTTCCCCTTTTATTAAACTACGTGCTACATTAACTGATAATTCACTATTTATTTCAAATACAACACTTTCACATCCTTGTTTTTTAGCACTTTTATAGGCAGATTCAACACTCAGATCTGTTATTGTTTTTAAATCAGCATACTTACCATTTATTAAGTATTCAGGGTTACTTCTACCCTTTTTACCAATACCAGTTTTAACATTGTTTGAATGTGGACGTATTTTAATATCCACATTTGGTAATTGTTCCACAAGTAATTTAGCATTATCAAAATTCAAAGTCAGGTCGGACGGATCTGCATAAGTATGAACCGTTACATTGCTTCGTTTTTTAGAAAAATCAGCCTTACCATAAGGAATGGTTTGCTTGAAACTTTCTAAATTGTTTTTAACGACAGTATGTCCTATTTTTTCATTATTAGCAATAAACGGATGATCATCTTTGAATATAGTTTGACTTTTACCTGCATTACCACTAATACCTTTAATAGGTTTTACACTTGAAGGTGTTCCTGCAGTAATAGATTTATCTGTACTACGTACCCAGCATTTGCAACTCCAACCATTTGGAGGATAATTTGTACTCCACCAAGGATCATTAATTGCTCTAACAGTTCCAACGAGTTCAAGATGTTCTGACCTTCTTTCTACAGATCTACTTCTCATATATTCAAGGTTTGGATAAAGCTCTTCAGTATCGATATGTTTTTCCCAATCTGATACAGCTTTAACACTTCTTGAAGCCATTGTAGATTCAACCTTTAATTGTCTGCTATACATGGCCATGATATGGTTACGTTGATCATCTGTAGCATCCTTTAATAATCTTGAGAAATTTTGACTTTTATAAGCCGAAAAAGTATCTATGTTTTTGATCAGTTTATTAGTAACTGCATAATCTTTATCTCCATATTTTGAATTTGGAAATTCAGACCTTACGCTTTTAGTTAATTCCTTGCGTGTATGTGAAAATAACTTTTCAGATATGGTACCAGAATCTAATCCATCAATTTCAGAATAAACACCTTCAGTATCTTTTACATTCACACCCAATTTAGTTGCTTTGTACCAAGCATCTTTTAAGTTATCCCATTTAGAATTATGATTATGCCCACAACCTTTATAAGTACGATCTATAATTGCCCCCAATTTATGAGGGCTTGTTAAAAAACTCCGTTACCAGTATTTAAGTTAGGTTTAATTTCTTTTTTCTTGGTAACTGGTATTCCAAAAGTGTTATTAATAAAATCCTCATCCACATCATAATGTGCTAAAAGTCCTTCGGTTATTTTCCACAACCCATCAATGTTTTTACTTTGCTCAAACCTAAATAAAAAACCGTTTAAAGGATAACCTAACACAATTAGTCTTGGTATTAAAGTGTGATTAATAAAGCCTTCAATGAATTGTTTATCCGCATTGGTAATTAGATCACCCATTCGCTCACCAACCTCCTCTTTAGATCTACTCCCACCTTTTGAAGCTTCACCTAATACAGCACCATTTACTAATTTGGATACCTCAGAGTTACAACGGTTAATTAAGTTGTCATACACTTCACCTTTACTTCCTGTTGTTTCAACAAATTCAATAGATTCATTGTCATCAATTACGGCATATGATGCAGCACCCATGTTTATCATCATATCCTCCATACGATTCAAACTATCAACATCTTTCACGTTTGTTTTACCATAACGTAAAGGCATTCCAAAGATTTCACAATATTCTGACCAAGCACTTTGAGCAAAACGTTTGTATAAAATGTGAGGTGCAGTTTTGTTAAATAGGCCTAAATCATCTTTAGTTCCTATTTCAAGTAACCAGGGGGAATATTTTTTATCCTCCCTAAATAATACACCTTTCTCATCACTTTCTCTAAAAATAAACAATCCCTTTTCAGGTACAACATGTCGTCTATTAACTAAAGTAACATTACTTACTTCACCTTCAATAATTTCTCCAATTTGCACCAAAGAATGACCCCAAAATACACTTTGCATGGATAGATCAAGTAACTCAAAAAACCAAGGCTTTGATAATAACTCCGTTTTTTCATTATCTACAACACCATCTGTTTGATTATAAACTGAAAATTGACTACCTCTAATGGCTAATACTCTTTTTTGAAACTCTGCAGACAAATGAGCATCTAAAATTAATTCATCATATAAACTATACAATAAACTACGTTTTGGCGTTTCAACGTTTTCAGCTTGTTGTAAAGCAACTCTCCAGTTACTAATATCTTTTCTTGCTCTTGCTCGATTAGAAGCAATTAATTTGTCTACTAATTTGTTTGGTCTTGATTTTGCCATAATTAATAATAATGATTTTGTTTTGGTGAACTACTGCCATGGCGTAGTGGTATCTTTTCCTCTGCTGTTTTATGTGGTAATAATGGATCAATGAATCCGTCTGCTACTTTCTCAAGCCAACCCTTTGCTTCATCATGTCTTTTTACTCTCAATTCTGGAATGTTATCAGGAGCAATTCTACTATGTAAATGATACAGTAATATGTCACTTAAATACATTACAATCAAACCATTTTTTTCAATGGAGTTGTCAAATATTTTAACAACATCATATCTAATATTTAAGTAGCCAGTCATTTCTTGAATGGCTCTACCTTCTGTACTAGTTAATAATGTGTCATCATTATCTAGAATAGCGTCTAATGTGATTAAATCAATTAGATCTAATAAATCTGTTTTTACTAAAAAAACCATAATATTTAATATTTACGTGACTCTCTAAAGCCCATTTTAAAAGTGTTACCCGAACTTCTTGCAAATCTGTCTAAGTAATCAAATGCTTCTTTATCTGCATCAGGAGAATCATCATGACTTTTATATCCTGGTTCAATTCCTTTCAGCTGAGCAAGGCCTTCTTTTGAATCATTATGATCCTTTAATTTTATGTTGTAGTAAATCCTCCCATTTTGGTATTGTGGATGCATTTCTAAAATACGATCAAACTTCTTTTTTGTTGAACGATCACTTTTAACTAAATTTAAAAGGAGTTTTTTATCAGCTTCAACTTCCGAAATAGTTCTAGTTATCTCTTCATTCCAAAACTGAGCTTCAAATCTAAAAGGTACACTCACGGATTTAGGTAGGCTAGATTGATAATTAGCAATCCACTCAATAGCAGGTCTAATTTTACTCTGTTTTACAAAGCAATCAATCAAATACTTTTTACCATCTTTTAATCCCCAAACACGTACAGCATTGTAATCAGAAGTTTTAGACCCTGCAAAAGCAACATCCCAAGTTCCGACTAATGCTTTAAATGAATCCAACCTTGGCAGCTTAGTCCATTGAATCATATCATCTGTGAAAATCTTACCTTCTACATGTGGATCATTATTGTATTCGGCTTTTGCATTTAAAGTACCAACAGTTTCAATTTTCTTAATATAATAATCTGCAGGATACTTTTCAGGCCAACACGGTAACAATGTAACTGGATCAAATGCTTTTTGCTCCTGTACCTTCCAACCTCTATTCTCTCCAACAATTTTACTAAAAATCATTCGTGGTGCAAATTGGTTTTGAGCCAACACCACTCTTTGATTATCACCATCCATAGTTGGAATAATACCAGTTAATAACCATTTGGAGTATTCGTCTTGACGTTTAGGGTTTTTTAAAGTTTCTTTAGTTTCCCAATCATCACATACTATATAATCAGGTCTGTCTCCACCAACTCTTAATCCCCTTGGTTCTTGACCCATACCAATTGATTTGGCTATGAATCCATTTTTAGTAATAAAAAAACCACTTTCCCAATGCCCGGTGTTTTTCTGAATTCCAAAATCATGTATTAAACGTTCATTGGCTTCAAACTGTAATCTTAAATCATCTAGTAAAATTTCGGCTTTTGAACTTTCCTGACCAATCAACAACATAAATTTGATGTCATTATTAATCCAAAGCCAAAGCGGAACTGTTACATCACCAACAACTGACTTTGCTAAACCACGCCCCCATTTTAACCAAATAGATATTTCAGAATTATTTTTAATTCGTTTAGCAGCTCTTACATGAAAGTCTGGAGTTTTGGTTGTGGCAAAAGTTGGTAAATAGTATTTAACAAAGTATTCATAATCTACTTTAGCTTTAGCAATTCTTTGTTTTTGATCTTGCTTAGTTTCATTGTGGTTAATTGTTGTTTTACTTTGTAGAAACTGAACTTTTGAACTCCAATTTTTAAACGCTTGTTTATCTCTTAATTTTGCCATATCTAAATTCCTTCCTTAGTTGCTAATTCGTTAATAAACTCATCTATTAACGAAAGCATATTTAATGATTGTTTGGCGTGATTAAGTGTCATCCAATCCGTGAACTCCGTAAACACTTCAACATACTTATGTAGTGGATTGTTTGATAAGGCTTCTATTTCTTTTCTTATGACGGCTTTAGCGTCTGACATTTCTTTGTTAGGAAGACCATTAAGTTCTTCTTTAATATGATTGTTAATAGCTTTTAACTGAGCATAAGAATCTTGTAATAATTTAGAACTCGTTAAATTTTGTGAATCTCTAATACTGTCCCATTTACCATCATTAATCCATTTTCGTAAAGTCTTTTCTGTACAACCTACCTGCTTTGCTATTTCCTTTCTGCTGAAGGAACTTTTAACAAATAAACTGTAGGATAATGTCTTTTTTTCTGCATTAGTCATAACACAAAGGTCACTCCTATTATTGATAAATAAAAAATCAAATTCTTTGTAATGTAATTATTTAACTAACCACACGTAAGTCATTAACGCATAGTTGAATTGTAATTTGCAATACCATTAAATAAAACTGAAATTTGTGACCTCAAAGGGATTATAAAATCCAAATATTATATGGCTAAAAAAGTAAAAACATTTGTATTAAGTGATGGTAGCAAAAATAGCTACGGATTTGCAATTGATATGGCTAAGTTGAACTTAGAGCGTTTCAAAGCAAACCCTGTTATGTTATATAACCATGGAGAGTTAGTTGGTAAATGGGAGAATATTAGAGTTGAAAATGGCAAACTATTAGCTGAGCCAGTTTTCATGGATAATGTATCAGAAGAGTTTGCACTGAAAATAAAATCAAGAGTTGATGATGGTTTTGTAAATGGAGCTTCAATTGGGTTTGGAGTTTTATCAGTGAATAAAGATGGTGACATTCCATTAGTTGAAGCAGAAGTAAATGAATGTTCAGTTGTTGATATGCCATCCAATGCAAATGCTATTGTTCTATATGATAGTGAAGGAATAAAGTTAGATAATGAAGCATTTAAACTCGCTTTAAACAGTATTAAAAAACCAATAAAAATAGATAAAGAAATGAAACTTAACAAAAATAGTTATGTGACATTAGGTTTAGCAGAAACTGCTACTGAGTCAGAAGTTGACGTAGCAATTCAAAACCTAAATGCGAAAAATGTTGATTTACAAACCAAAGTAGAAGGTATTGATAAAGCAAAAGTAGACGCTTTAATTACTGTAGCTTTAAGTGAAGGTAGATTCACTGCAGACAAAAAAGAACAATTTGAACAATTAGCTACAGCAAATTTTGATTTAGCTAAATCAACTATTGAAGGTTTACCGTTAAAGGGAACTTTAGCAGGTAATGAGCAACGTGAAAAAAAGGATAAAGAAGATCGTGAAAAATGGACGTTTGCAGACTGGAGAAAAAAGGATACTGCAGGATTGTTATCTATCAAAGATACTGACCCTGAAAGGTACAAGGAAATTACAGGACAATAGAAGGATTGAACGCTATAAAGGTTCTAACAAAAATAAGAAGTGAAAATTTAAGAGAAAGAAAATGAAAAAGATTTTAAGTATTGCGTTTGCATTCGTTGCAGTAGCATTTTTATCAACTGCAGTAGCATTAACAACTGGGGTTCCATTAGTAATTACAGGTGGAGTTATAACATTAGCAAGTGCACTAACACCTGCAGTATCAGGTGTAGCATTGGTAGGTTTAAATAAAGAAATTTGGTTGCCTGATTTATTAGAAGGGTTTTATGCTGATGATATGTTTTTAGGTGAAGCTAGAGATATGAGTGCATTTGTAAGTAATGATGTTATCAATTTAGCTGAGGCAGGGGTTAATCCTGAGGTGCTAATTAACAATACTACTTATCCAATTCCAGTTTCTTCACGTGATGATTCTCCAATTCAATTAACATTGGATACTTACGATACTGAAAACACAATGATTGCAGCTATTGAAACTGCTGAATTATCTTATGATAAACGAGCATCAGTTTTATATGGTCATAGAATGGCGTTAAGAATGAAATACATGCAAAAAGCTATTCATGCATACTCTCCTTCAACTGATGGTGAATTTACACCAGTCTTAGTAACTACTGGAGTTAATGATGGAAATGGACACAAATCATTAACATTTGAAGATATTCTAGATTTAGAAAACAAGTTTGATGATGCTGAAGTATCTACTGAAGGTAGAATTCTTGTGTTATCAACTACACATAAAAGCCAATTAAGAAAACAAGATTTAAAATTGTATAATACTGTATTTGATAAAGAGTCATCTTATGGAGGTTTTAAGATCTATTCATTAGCTAAGAAAAGAATGCCAGTTTATAACTCTTTAACAGGTGCAAAAGTAGCATTTGGAGCAGCTGCTGCAGGGACAGATACCATTTGCTCTGTAGCATTTCATAAAGATGAAGTTATGAGATGTCAAGGTACTGTAGATATGTTTGCAAAATTAAAAGACCCTGAAACAAGATCAGATATTTATGGTTTCCAAATGAGAGGATTAGCCATGCCAATTAGAAATAAAGGTATTGGAGTGATTTACTCTGCAACTGTATAGTCTTAACTAACTATTAAGATATGGAGACTCAATTATGGGTGCTAACAGGTTTGGTTTCAGTTTTGGCAACCGTTTTAACAATGGTTGCCAAAGCAAGCCTTAAACAATTAGTTGGCCGACTAGATGCCTTAGTTACTGCAGTAGGAGAATTAACTGTACAGTCTTCAATTCACAAGACAGAAATAGCCAACGAAACGGAAAAAAACAACGAGCAAGATCAACGCTTAAACGAGTTATCAAAGCGAGTTAGACAAATTGAAATAAAAAAGTGAAAAGAGCGATCAAACATATTGTACTTCATTGCACCGCCACATCTAAAGATACTAAAGTGTCTTCTATTGTAAGGTATTGGAAAGAAAGAAAAGGATGGATTAATCCAGGTTATCATTTTATTATTGATGTATTCGGAAATGTTACCCAATTACAACCATTAGATAAAGCTTCTAATGGTGTTAGAGGTCACAATTCAACAAGTATTAATATTAGTTATATCGGAGGTGTAGATAAAAATGGAAAATCAAAGGACACACGTACAATGCAACAATATGATGCAATGGTTGGATTGGTTAAAGCTTTTCATGCTGTGTTTCCTGATGCTGATATACTTGGTCATAGAGACTTTGAAGGTGTTAAAAAATCGTGTCCAAGTTTTGATGTAAAACAATTTTTAAAAGAAATTAAAATATAGCTATATGAACGGTTTTTTATCCAAATTTTTAAAAGGAAGTGCTAAAGAATTGACTGATAGTGTTGGTAATGCTATTGATAATTTAGCTACAAGTGACCAGGAGAAACTAAAAGCAAAAGCTGAAATATCTAAAATTGTTTTAGATGGTTTAAATGAGGTTGCAAGTTACCAACGTGATGTATTAGTTGCAGAATTAAAAGGAACTAAACTTCAAAGAAATTGGAGACCAATTGTAATGCTAATGTTTGCTTTTATCGTGGTTTACGCCAAATTTATTGCTCCAGCGTTTCAATTACCAAGTACTGAACTTGAACCTGACTTTTGGGAGTTACTCCAATTAGGTATTGGCGGTTATGTTGTTGGCCGTAGTGTTGAAAAAGTAGCTAAAACAGTAACAAAAAATATTGATTTATCATTTATAAAAAAACGAAATCGTAAAATCAACTAGTATGAAAAAAAGTAAAAAAGTAATTGGATTAATAACTGAAGCTTTCAAGTTTCACAAAGATGAAAATGAGTTATTGGTAACAACTGATAATGTTATTTTCTTAAAGTCTGCTAAAAACTTAGCAAAAGATCATGCTGCTAGAAATGGTGGTAAAGTTGAAACTGTAAAAAGAGGTCAAGAAATTGAAGAACTAGAAGTAGTTGTAGAAGTTGAATCTGCTACAACAGCAAATTTTACCGAAATGACTATTGATGAAATTAAAGAATTTGCTACTGAAAAAGGTATTGAATTAATTGAGGAGTCAAAAGATAATTTAATTGCTGAATTAGAATTGGCATTAACAGAAACGGAGGAAGCCTAATGAATGACATTGTTATAGATAAAACCAACGGAGGTTTGGCGAGAAAGAATCCATCTGGAGACATGATCAGTGGATTATTAACTCAAGGTGTTGCAGTAGTTGCTGGCTTACAGCTAGATATTGTTTACCGTTTAAAAAGTGTTAAAGATGCTACTTTATTAGGTATTAATGAAGCTTATGATGAAACTAATAAAATTTTAGTTTTTGAACATATTAATGAATTTTTTAGGGTTAATCCTGATGGTGATTTGCACGTTTTAGTAGTTGATAAAACTGTTGAAATTTCTACAATGGTCGACCCTTTAAATGCAGGTTATGCTAAAAAGTTATTAATTGAAGCTGAAGGAAAAATCAAACAATTAGGTGTTTCATTTGACGTTACACTTGAAGATATTGGTTTTGTAGATCTTACTATTGCTATTGCTAAGGCGCAGGCTTTAGTTGATTCTGAATACACATTACATAGACCAGTTGAAGTAATTTTAGAAGGGTCAGGGTTTGATCAAACAACCCCACTTGACTTTAGAAGTTTAAATTCAAAAGGTGTATCAGTAATGGTAGGTCAATCTTTAGAAGTTGCAAATAGAGAAATTGAATCTGTAAAATACTATCAAAAATATGCTGCCATTGGAACTGCACTTGGTGCAATTTCAAAAGCTGCAGTAAATCAAAACATTGCTTGGGTTGAAAAATTCAATTTATACGGAGGCTCTTTATTATCTGTAGGGATTTCAGGTGTAGCTATAAACTCTGTCTCTGATAGTACATTAGAAACAATGAATGATACTGGAGCAATATTCTTTAAAACGCATATTGGTAGATCTGGAATCTATTTTAATGATAGCCATACATGTATAGCTATTACTGATGATTACGCTTATATCGAAAACAATAGGACTATTCATAAAGCAGTTAGAGCAATCAGATCTATTCTATTACCAAGACTTAACTCTCCAGTATTAGTTGATTCTGATACGGGTAAATTAAGTCCTGAAGTAATTAAGAGTTATGAGAATGACGGACGTAGGGCATTAGAGAGTATGTTGAAGAATGATGAAATAAGTGCATTAGATGTGTTTGTTGATCCTGATCAAAATATTTTATCAACCTCAGATCTCAAAGTTCAGTTTTCATTAGTTCCAACAGGAACAGCTAGACAAATAAGTGTAACCATTGGATTTACAAATCCATTCTAATACCATTATCAAATGAGTGAACCATTAATAAATGGAGTAAGACATAGTTGGGCTGATGTAAAAGTGAATTTACTTGGCAGAACTATTTCAGGAATTACTTCAGTAGGCTATGATGACAAGCAAGATAAAGTCAACAATTATGGAGCAGGAGTTTTTCCAGTTTCGAGAGGGCGTGGAAAATATGAAGCGGGTGCAAAAATCGCACTTCATGCTTATGAAATAGATGCCATTACAAAAGCATTAGGAAAAGGTAAACGACTTACTGATGTTCCAATGTTTGATGTGACTGTTGTGTTTATGCCAGTTGGAAGTGATGGCTTAATTACTCATGTTATTCGTAATTGTGAATTCACAATGAATAAAAGAGAAATTAAACAAGGAGATACAGTAATTGAAGTTGAATTAGAATTAATTACCTCTCATATTGATTGGGATTAATTTATAACATTAAAGAAATGTCAAAAAAAGTAACAGAAGCGCAAATCAAACAATGGAAAGATCGTCATGAAGACGTTTTTCAAGTGGATGTACCATTAGATGATAAAGGAAATGTAGGTGTAGGCTATTTTAAAAAGCCAACCTTACAAATTATGGGGCCTGTACAGAAGTTTATGGAATCAGCTCCTTTAAAGGCATTAACTATTTTATTTAACGGGTGTTGGTTAGGTGGAGATGATGAACTTAAGGATAGTGAGGAAGCTCAAATTAGTGCATCAAAACAGATAGTTGCTTTATTTAAAGTAAGAGAGGCTAAGATAAAAAAGCTATAGACTTCAGTTTAATCGACACAGAAACTGGAGTCGATAATTTGAGAAAAGCTGCAGCACTTATTAGAAGTACGTTTAAGGTTGATCCTTATTCTTTAACTGATGATAAATTCGCTGAGCTTTTCTCTGAAGCCATTTGGCTTAAAAAATTTGATGCAGAGTTATTTGAAAACTCAATTTACTCAGCATTAGGAAAAGCATTCGGAGAACAAACATAATTCAATTTAGTGGGAGGAGCAGATATACATATTGATTTAACTGGTGATGCTTTAGGTGTTTTAAAGCAGTTACAAAAAGAATTTGGTGTGTTAAACACTAAAGTAGATGTAATTGAAAAAGGTACTAAATCAGCATTTAAAGGTATATCTAATAGCTTAAAATCTATTAATATTGTTTCAATTACTCAAGGGTTTGACAATTTAAAAAACACCTTGTCCGAAATTAATGGACCAGGAATAAAGTTTGAATCTAGTATGGCTGATTTATCTGCTATTACTGGTATTGTTGGAAAGGATCTTGATGCACTTGGGGATAAAGCTCGTAAAAATGCTAAAACGTTTGGAGGTGATGCTTCCAAATCTGTCGAAACTTACAAATTACTACTTTCACAACTTAGTCCAGACTTAGCTAAATATCCCGATCTATTGGGAGGAATGGCAGATAATGTATCTATCCTTTCCAAAACAATGGGCGGTGATACAACTGCAGCAGTTGGCGTATTAACTACTGCTATGAATCAGTATGGTGTTTCAATGGATAATCCTATTGAAGCGCAAGCTAAAATGAATGAGTTCATGAATATCATGGCAGGTGGAGCTAAAGCAGGTTCTGCAGAGTTACCACAATTACAGCAAGCAATTGCCAATGTTGGTGGTGATGCTAAGTCATCTCATGTTGAATTTGCAGGAATGGTGAGTGCAATTGAATCATTGGATAAGGTTGGAAAAAAAGGAGCTGAAGGTGGTGTTGCGTTGCGTAATGTATTATCATCTTTAAATCAAGGTCGTTTTTTACCAAAAGATGTTCAAGCAGAATTAAGAGGTGCAGGAATTGACATTAAAGGCTTATCAGATAAAACGTTGAGTTTTACAGATAGATTGAGGTTGTTAAAGCCAATACAATCAGATGCCGCATTATTATCTAAGTTATTTGGTAAAGAGAATAAGTTAGCAGCTGAAGCATTAATTAATAGTGCAGATGCTCAGGACAAAATGACCATTGCCATTACAGGAACTAATACTGCAGATGAACAGGCTAATGTAATAATGAATACTAAAGCTGAAAAGCTATCACGTATTCACGCTTGGTTTGATGATGTTAAAGTAGGTATATCAAATGCAACTGGTTCGTTTTTACCATTTATGGAAATGGGGTTCGGAGCTTTAAAAAGTTTAAGTACAATAGTTCCTGCAATTCAAGCTGTAACAACTGCCATAAATTTTATGAGAGTTGCAGAAAATAGAATGATTGTGACTCAACAATTAAAGTCAGTTTGGACTGGAATAGCTACTGCAGCACAATGGGCTTGGAATGTTGCTTTAAATGCAAATCCAATTGGTTTAATTATTACTGCTATTGCAGCAGTGGTTGCAGGTATAACTTATGTTATTGCTAAAACTAATGGTTGGAAAGAGCAATGGCAAAACTTAAAAGATACTTTGGCAGCTATATGGGATGGGATGAAAATTTCCTTTGAACTGGTTTGGGTATCTATTAGGAATTCATTTCTTAATGTAATTGACATGATGAAATTAGCTTGGTTTGAATTTAAAGACTTCCTAGGGTTTGGAGATGATGAAAATACCATAGCAATCACTCAGATTAATAAAGATATGGTAAGTCGTGATAATGAAGAGAGAGATCTAGCATTAGAACAGGCTAAAGCACAAAAGAAAATAGTGGACACTGCAGAGTGGAAGTTAAGTTGGGATGATGATGCTGTTAACACTGATAAAATCACAGATCAACTTACTGGAGGATCTACAACTAAATCAAACACACAATATGCAGGAATGCCATTTGGTGGAACTGGTTCTACAGGAGGATCAAAAAGCACAGGTGGTAAATCAAAAGGAGCAGGCTTTGCTTCTGCAGAGAAAAAAGAAATTAATACTAAGATTGAAAATTTAGTAAAAAACATAAATATACAGGTTGGTAATATGAACCAATCTAAATCAAAAATAAAAGATCAAATAACTGAAGCCTTAGTTGGTGCGGTTAGAGATTTTGAAGTAGCAATAGGATAATGGCAAAAGAATATACTATACCAGAATTGTTAGGACTAGTAGGAATACGTGGTTATTCTCCGAGATTGGGGAGTGCTATTAATACCCTGGTCACTACAGAGAATGAAATAGAATATCAAACGGCTTTACAAACGGCCACTTCAGAAGCTTCTGAAATATATGATTATTCTGAAATTGGTACTTATAGTAAGTCAAATCACTTTGATGGTTTGCCGATCTACATGCCTTTATTGTTTGAAGAGTTGGAAACAACTCCAGCAGACTACTTATTAGAAAGTGCAATTGTATCTATTTCAAGAAGTAAAAATATAGTTGTTACTGAAGTGCAAGGAAGGGATTCCACAGTAAAAGAATTTATTAATAACGGTGATTATGATATTAGCGTTAGTGGTATTATTTGTAAAAATGGTATTGGCTATCCTAAAGAAAGTGTAAAGGAATTTACAAAGTTTATGGTGGCTAAAAGTAGTATAAAAGTCGTTCATGAGGTTTTAAATATGTTAGGGATTTATGAATTAGTGATTATGGATTATGACCTTCCAAATTCACCGTTAATTAATGTGCAGCGTTATAGTTTTAATGCAATAAGTGAAACACCAATTGAATTAAGAATAGAGGAGTAATGGAAGTGTTAATTTGTAAAATATTGATCGGTACTTTAACTTTTAATTGGGTTGGTAATGTTGAGATTGAAAGCTCGTGGGAACTGTTAACGGATAAGGCTACAATTACATTACCTGCTAATGTGAAAGTTGATCATAATAAGTTAGCTAAAAGCATTAGTTATGGAGAGAAAGTAACTATTAAAATAGGTTATAATGATAATTTAAACACTGTTTTTACAGGGTATATTACAAACATAAAACCAAAAGTACCAATTGAAATTACTTGCGAAGATGAAATGTGGAAGCTAAAACAAAATTCAATTATTGATAGTGGCAGAAATCAAACACTAAACAAATTATTGAAAAAGCATTTTTCTACATATAAAACAGATTCCTATGATATTGAAATGGGTACGTATTACATTGATAAAATAAGTGGAGCAAAATTATTGGAACAAATAAAGTCAGACTTTGGAATGCATTCATTCTTCAGAAATGATGTTTTAGTTGTGGGTAGAAGATATAATCCTGACACTGCAAACCATGCTAAGTTCAAGTTGGACTACAACATGGTAGAAGATAATTTGGAGTACAAGAAAAAAGACCAGGTTAAAATTAAAGTAACTGCAATAAGTAATAATAGTGATGGCTCAAAAACAGAAATTCAACTTGGAGATCCTGAAGGTGAAGCTAGAAGTTTAAACTTTTACAATCTGAGTAAAACAGAATTAAAAGCAGCTGCAGAACGTGAATCAGAACGATTGATTTATGAAGGTTGGCGTGGAAGTTTTACAGCATTTGGAGTGCCTGTTGTTGCCCATGGAGATATTGTTGAATTAATACATAGTGAAGAAAGTGATAAAGTGGGTAAATATTGGGTAGATGAAGTTAAATCTACTTTTGGTTTAGATGGATATAGACAAGAAATTAAATTAGGATCTAGAGTATGAGTTTAAAAGATACCATATTGGCATTAGTTAAAGATCAAATCAAAGTTCAAGTTGTTACTGGTAAAATTAAATCAGTTGATGAAACTAAAATGATTTGTGATATTGACTTACAAAATGCACCAGACTTGTTAGATGTTAGATTAAGATCTATTATTGATGAACAGGAGAAAGGCATATTGATACTTCCGAAAGTTGGAAGTTATGTTTTGGTAGGTTTAATTAATAATCGCCCTGAGTCAAGTTTTGTTTGTGGGTACAGTGAGGTCGATAAAATTAGATTTTTAATTGATGAGATTGAATTATCAGGTGATGATTTTGGAGGAATCGTAAAGAGTGAAAAAGTAACTGAAGAAATTAATAAATTATCATCAGACATTAATCAACTAAAACAATTTATTGCATCATGGGTTCCTGCTCCTCAAGATGGCGGTGCAGGATTAAAAGCAATATTATCAAGTTGGAGTACTTCAACTCTTCAGAATGTTGTACAGGCAAGTTTAGAAAACGAAAAAGTGAAACATGGCTAAAGATATATTAACAGATGAGAATGGTGAGTTAGCTGTTTTAAATGGTGATTTACATATCGGTAATAGTGATCAGCAACATGTTGAACATATTTTAACATCTGCTAAAGGACATTATAAACAACACCCTTTAATTGGTGTTGGAATTGAAGATTATTTAAACGCTCCAAATTCATTAATAACACGCCAAAAATTAGAAAAAGAAATTAACCTTCAGCTTGAGTCTGATGGTGCAAAAGAAATTACAGTTTCATATAACGACACTTTAAAAGTAGCAGCTATTTATGAGTAAAACAGATAAAATATTAGTTAAACCAAATCAAACCATTTTTGATATTGCTTTAAAACAGCATGGTAGTATTGAATCTGTATTTGACGTTTTAGAAAACAATACTGAACTTCAAAATTTGAATAGTAACATCAATGTTTCTCAAGAGTTAAATATTGATAGCGAAAATGTTTCAAATAAAGAAGTTACTGATTACTATGATTCTAGAGGAGTTGATCCTGCAAGTAAAGAAGAATCTACTCATGTAGTTGTAAATACACCTGAGGAAATAAGTTCTTTAGTGTGTAAAAATTACAGTTTAGAAGATAAACATTTAATATTGGGTTGTTTAGATTTTAGCGATCAACAGAACGTGGATGCTTTAAGTAGTAAACAAAATCAAGATTTAAAGGAAGGATTGTGCCTAAAAAGTCTGTTTTTAACATTAAATTATTTGGATACTAATGATATAATTGAGGTTACAGGTGACTCTGATAATATCGGGGACTACACATTAATCGATAGTGGATTAGAGATCAGTACGGATGGTATTAATTATATACCACTGGTTGCTCCATTCCAATTACTAGACGCTGTTTTGTATTACTTAAAAAGAACAACTGCTATAGTATCAGAAGTGAAAAAACTAACAGGAACTTATGTCTAAGAAAATAAACATTTATGGTAGTTACTCATCAATTACGGGGCAATTGTTCTTTGATGAATTTGGTGTAGGGATATCTGGTTTCTCACTACAAAAATTACGAGCAGGTTATACTGGTGCTTGTATGCGTGTTTTGCGTACAAGTGATAATACTGAGATGGATATAGGTTTCGTAAATGATACTCTTGACACTACTACGCTATTAAGTTTTGTGGGTGCATCAAATGGTGCTGTAACAATATGGTACAATCAAGGTAGTGGTATAGTAAATGCAGTTGAAACAGTTGTTGTTGATATGCCTTTAATTG